CCAAGATGGAGCCCGCCTACTACCAGGCCTGGAAGGACCCAACAAGGGGGGGGTGGCCATGCTCATCCTGCCCGCGAGTTGAACCGCTCGGTGTAGTAACGCACCTCATTGGCGAAGATGGTCGGGAACTTGGCCTCGATCATCTGCACCACCTTGGCGTTGATGCGCTTGGTGTTGAACATCTGGGCAACGTCGATGGTGGTCAGCGCCTTGATCGGCAGACGTTCCTTGCCCACACGCACGAACACCGTGCGGCCCTTGTTGCCGATGAACGCACCAGGCAGCGCCTTGCGTCCACCGGTGCGCTTGATCTGCACATGCAGCTGGTTCAGCGTGCCCGCCTTGCCACGCTTGCGCGCCTGGGCCAGCGAGGTGCTGCGCTCCAGGAACCGGATCAGGTTCAGACCACGGCCGCGACCGTTGCGGGTCGCAGCTTCCAGCACCGCCTCGATGGCCACCAGGCCGCCGCGTGCCGTGGCCCGCTTGATGCGCAGCTTGTCCCGTACCTCTGCCGCCTTGATGTTGAACTCGCCCGTGATCTCCCGCCCCATCGCCGTCTTGGCCTGAGCCACCGTCTTGTTCAATGCCGAGGCCGTGGCCTTGGTGGCGATGTCCTTCTGCAGCGTCTGCAACTGGCGGGCAACGTCCTTAAAGTTGGTCTCGATGCTCAGCTTCACGACAGCACCCCCATGGTTACGGCAGTTACGGATAGATCGGACCATCCGTAACTCTGAAACCCGCATGGATAAAGGCTGGTTACGGCAAAACGTGAGTTACGGACAGATCGTGGGTGTGCGTGCAGGCGTGCGCGCACACATGGGCAGAATGCACCCCGCATCCGTAACGCCGTAACTGCCCAATATCCATGCGGGTTACGGCAGGTTACGGATGCACTGTCGGTTACGGATGCATCCGTAACTGGCCGCATGTTGTCGTGCTCAGTTTTCACCGACATACCCCTTGAGCGCTGCCTCGAAATAGTCGATGGCATCCTGAGCTGCGGCGCCGGTTTCACTTCCATCGGGGGGCGGGGTCACCCACCACATGCGGGTCGGGGTGCCGGTGCTCTTGGGTTTGGCCACGCGCACGGCCACCACATCAGCGGCCTGGCGCATTACCATGCGACCGAACACGTTTTTGGACATCGGGAACTTCTCGCCCTCGATCACGCACCAGCGGCGATACAGCCTGTACGCCTGATCCGAGCTGCACGACTTGAACGACACAGGTAGCTCGCCCTTGCTCCACGCGAGAAACCATCGCTCAGGGTTTGGGCGACCCAGGTCGATCAGATCGGCCTTGGCCTGCGTCAATGGGGGCGGGGTGTATGGTTCAAAGGCTTTCAGGCTTCGCTTGAGCAGGAAGTCCATAAATGCCTCACGGCCGCCGTTGTCGCGGCAAGCCACCACGGCCTGGTAGTAGGCGGGCTCCATCTTGGGCGGCGTCCAGACCACGCAGTACCGCCTGTCGCTGGCGTCCAGCGCATTGGGCTGCAGCTCATTGGACAGAAACACCAGGTTGACGTGGTTCGCCTCTGAGCGCACCGGCATCATCTTGGTATTGATCTTGATCTCTCTGCCCGAGATCATGGCCTTGAGCTTGCCCTTTAGGTGGCGCATCTCCTGCCGGCTCAGAACCTCGTCGCCGATGATGAACAGCTTGCGGCTGATCCAGTCGTTGAACTTGTCCTCCAGCTGGTCCTGCCCCACGACTGACCCATACTCGCCGTAGATGTCCCGCACGATCTCCCAGAACAGGTTTTTACCGCTGCCCTCGTCGCCGTGCATGATCACGCTGGTGGGCATCTTGGCGCCCGGGTTTTGCAGCGGGTAGGCGATCCAATCCAGCACCCAGCTGTAGACCTCCTCGACGCCTCCAACCAGGTGGTGCAGCAGCTCCAGAATGGGCTCGCAGTCGCCCGCCATAGGAACAGTCTGCAGGCCGGCGTACAGATTGATGCAGCCGGGCCCGCATTTGTTTGAAGGGTCGAATACGACCTGCTCGGCCAGCACCACGCGGCGCTTGTCCGACTGCAGCCACATGCGCACCTCGTCGTTGCCGAACTGATTGCGCAGGCCTGCGATGGCATAGGCCGCCCGCGTCTCGGTGTCCCAGGCGATCTGGCTGCAATACTGCAAGGCCCAGCTGCGGAACAGCGTCTGCAGCTTGCCGGTGTCGACCTTTTTCTTGCGCTTGTCGCGCTTTGGCTGTCCGCCCCCTGCCCCTTGGCCGTCTGCGGGCGCGCCATCATTGTCCATGTCGGGGGGCAGACTGCTCATGTGGTGAATTTCAGCCATAGGTCTGTATCTCCCGCATCACATCAAGCGCCAGATCCAGCTGCTGGCGCACCTGGCCTAAACCCTCGAGGCGGTGCAGGTCGTTGAAGTCTGAATCCTTGTCGGCGCGGTCTGTTCCCTTGCCAAACACCGGGAAGGTCCGAACCACCAGCCGGGCGCCCACATCCATGACCGAATCCAGCGCGATCTGCGCCTGGATGCGGCCCACGTTGTTGGCGACGCCCTTGTTGGTCGTCTTCCAATCGTCATCTGCGCAGATCACCAGCGGGCAGCCGGGCAGCATGTGGTACACGCTCTCCACCACCACCGGCAGGTTGTAGGCATCCCAGGCCACGAACACCGGGTAACGCCGCTCCAGCGCCATGCGGATGCTCATGCCCGTGGCATACCCCTCGCAGATGAACACCGGCTCACCCACCACGGCCAATCCGAGGCGACAGGCGGTGCCAGTCTTGGCCATGCCCGGCGTGAATCGCTTGGTGCCATCGTCGCGGATAACCTGCACACCCTTGAGCGACTGCTCGCGCGGCAGGTCGTAGCGCAGCATCGGCAGCACCAGGCCGCCGCCCTGCGACGATGGGATGAACCGGCAGGACTCCGGTGCGTCCATCAGCTTGCGCGTGGCATAGGCGCTGGTACCCGTGCGCTCTGCACTGCGCCAGGCCTGCAGCGCCTGCTGCTCGGCATTTTCAGCCTGGGCCAGGCGCTTGGCCTGCTCGGTGCGCGCAATGGCCGCGCGCTCAGCGCGGCGACGTGCCATCACAGCGGGGTCGGGCTTCTCGCCAGGAGTGAACTTGTACCCGCCCTCCATGGCCAGCTTGATCAGCGTTCCGATCGTGTACCCGCCAGCGCTGCGGCTCTTGAAGCCGCGCCAGCTCGAGCGGCATGCCGTCGCGCTGTAGTTCGCCGCCTGGGCACTCCACTGCTCCCAGGCGGGCCATGCCGCATCGCCGAATTCTTGCTTGAGCGACATCCCGACCGCGACCCATGTCTCACGGTCCTCACACCCATCGACGAACTGCAGCATGGCCTCAGCCTGGCGCAGGTCAACCGGTTGGCGCTCAACGGTCGCGGTGCTCATGCTGCGCGCAATGATCCGCTACGCAACGCCACCGGTTTGCCCGCCTCATTGCGCTGCTGTGCGAACGACAGCAGCTGCTGAATGGCAGCGATCGCCTCGATGCCTTCTTTGCTGATGCGGGCCATCTGGTTGTCGGTGACGCGGCCATTGGCCAGGTCGGCGCTGGCCTCGGCCATCAGCTCGCCGAATTCCTTGATCGTCGCCGTCATCAGCTGCACCGCCGAATCGTCCTCGAAGTTGGACAGCTGCGGCAGCGCCATCGCCACGTAGCCCAGACGCGCACTCAGCGCGTGCAGTGCGCCGTGGTCGCCGGTGATGTCCATGATGCGGGCCATCTCCTCCGGGCTGCAGTGCGCGGCATGGTTGGTGATGCTCACCTTGTTCTGCAGGCTCGACTCGGCAATGCCCAGCGCTCCGGCCAGCGTGCCCATGCCGGGCGGGAAATTGTGCGCAGCGCGGTACAGGTGTGCGGTCAGATTCATGTGGGGCCCCTTGCTGTTATTGGTGGATCTGGCGCTGGTGCGACCGCATTGGTAAACCGCCGCGGCATGTACCAGTGACAGACAGCGCCGACGCCTGCACACTGGACCCATGGACAAGAAAAAATGCACCCGGCCGGCTCCAGCCCTTTCGAGGCTTGTTGGGGAGACACGTCATTCGGATCCGGCCAGCCGATGCACGGCCATGCGGGCGCAAAGAGTCGCCGCCAGACGTTCCCAGAATGGTGGGGAGCGGCAACTGCAACTGGGCGATGGATTGGCGACCGGTCGCCGCGGCCCGCTGAGCAAGCAACTGGCACACCGTTTCATGGATGGCTGCGCCGGTCATATGTCAGGCCTGGACGGTCGCCTGCTCGGCTGGAGGAGTCTGCGCTGCCACTACGGGCGCCAGCGCAGTCTCTAGGCGTTTCAAGGTTCGATAACCGGGGTTGTCGATGTGCCCATTTGCGAATTTGGACAGCCATGAATACGACACTTGAGCAGCAATGGCAACGCGTGGCCACTCGCCACGGCGCGCATTTAAAGCCGCCAGAACGGATTGATCGAGGTCTTGGGTCATCACAGGACGCCAATATAGCAAAGTTTTGCTATATCAACAAGCAACCCATTGCCAATCGCACGCAATATGCTGATAAGGTGCCTAAAACGACTTTAAACGAACTGCTGGCGGCCAGTTGGGCCGCTATTCTCCAATTTCCGCGGCGCTGGTAATTTGTTGCTTGCCTTGCTGGCAAAACTTTGCTACATTAATTCCCGCGTCGACGTTTTGCATCGGCGCAAAGGGATCGAAAAATGCATGCAAACCAGACCGAGCGCCAGGCGCTCAATGCCGCGATCAACAGGGCCACGCGGCGCAAGACTCGCAAAGAATCGATGTCGCTGTCCTACCCCAAGGGCCAAGAAATCGATGCGCCAAGGGTCATCTACTGGCTGGGCGCATGGATGCGCGCACAGTGCACGGCAGAGGTGCTGGACGCCTTCCATGACAAGGCTTTCATGCGGTCTGGCGATGCTCTGCAGATGGCCATGGTCCGATCCAACCGCCTGATGCGAGACGAGGCGAACAGGATGATGGCGGCCCTGCTCGACTCCGGCGGCCTGATGTTCGCATGGCACGGCACCACGGCACTGGCAGGCGTGGAGGTAGAGCGATGATGCCCCGCACCCTGCTCACCACGCTGGCCATCATCATGGTACTGGCCTACCTCGGCCCAGCGCTGGACGACCACAGCGCCGAATTCGACGTGGCCGCCAGCATCGACGACGCACGGCAGCAGGCCGCGTACCAAGCGCAGTACGAGGCGAAGCTGCAGCAGTTGTGCGGCGAGAACGCGGCATACATGGAGCTGGCCGACGGCGAGATCCAGTGCAAGACCAAACGCGGCACGCCCACCCGGCGCGTGACGCTGACCGCACAGGTGACGCCATGATCGGGCGGTATATCGACCACCTGGTCATCGGCTACCCGACCGAGATCGCAGCGCTGCAGACCACTGTCGACCTGGTGATGCCCTATGCGCTGGTGGCTGCAGGCCTGTGGGCGGTGTGGCAGTTGCTGCTGTGGATCGACCGTCTGATCGACCG